CCCCAGTAAAACAAACAAAATCAGCAATTGTCAAATATGATCCATCCATGTGTAACAAAATGGTGGAGCTTGGTAAAACAGGAGCAAGTCAAAAGATTATGTTTGCTGAATTGGGGCTTAGTTATTCCACGGCCCAAACATATAAAAAGAATCATCCAGCATTTGCAGAAGCTTTAGACAAAGCCGTAGTTCAAGCGCAGGCATTTTGGGAAAAACTAATGCTGGATAACATTGAAAATAAAAACTTCAACTCACGTATTTTAGAAATTGCGCTTAAAGGCCAGTTTAAAGAAGACTATCGTGAGACAAAAGATCCTATCATCGCTATCAAAAACGAGGTAGTCATTGATTTTTCAGGTGTAGTAAATGACCTAATAAAAAACTTGAATGCCGCAAAGTAATACTGTATAATATGTAGAAATTCAACTCCCTGAAAGGGAAATATTATGGTAGCACATGCTTTATTGTCCGCATCAAGTAGCAAAAGATGGCTAACTTGTACACCAAGTCCAAGACTAGAAGCCACACTTCCAGAACAGCGGAGTAAATCTTCTAATGGATTTTCATTTAGTGAAGAGGGCACCACAGCCCATACACTAGCAGAACTTAAACTACGCAAACTATATGATCAAATCACTACCAAAGAGTTCGACACTGGAGTTGCTGAAGTAAAAGCTACCCAGTATTATAACGAAGACTTTGAGGCACATGTAGACAACTATGTACTTTATGTGCGGTCTCAAATCGGAGATGGAGATACTCCACTATTTGAACAAAAGACAGATTATTCAGACTGGGCTCCCGATGGTTTTGGTACAGCTGATGTGGTTATTTTATCGAAGCATAGAGTGACTGTTATCGACCTTAAATTTGGCGCAGGTATTGCAGTTTCAGCCTTAGATAACCCGCAACTAAGACTATATGGATTAGGTGCTTGGAATAAATTTAAGGATGAATTTCCTGATATTACCGAAGTTGTGTATACCATTATGCAACCCCGCCTTAATTCCATCACGACAGATAGCACAACGCTAGTTAAGCTTTTAGACTGGGCAAATCATTTTGTCAAACCAAAAGCTAAAAAAGCTTGGGCTGGTGAGGGGGATTTTATTGCCGGAGAGCATTGTGGATTTTGCAGAGCTAAGGCAACATGCCGAGCAAGGGCAGATCTAAATACTTCGTTAGCTAAAATGGAATTTAGAACCCCACCACTATTATCTGAAACTGAGGTATCAGAGGTGCTGTCTAAGGCTCAAGACCTACGTACTTGGGTATCAGATGTAGAAGACTGGTCTCTTGACCAAGCTGTTACTAAGGGCAATATTCCAAAAGGTTACAAATTAGGAACCACAGTGACACATCGTAAGATTAGTGACCCCACACTGGCCGCAGTAATATTGCAGAACAAAGGTATCCCAATGGAGGCTCTATACGAACCATCCAAACTAAAGAGCCTAGCACAGTTGGAGAAACTAACAGCCAAGGGACAGGTAGTCACATGGCTCGGCTCATTGATTGCGCGTCCAGAGGGCTCTCCTAAATTGGTCCGCGATACAGCCAGTGCAGAAAAGGATTTTGCATGATAGTATCATCCATCCCTAGATCAGGCTCAACTAAATACTGCTCGGATCTAGCTGACAAGCTTGGGTATCAATTGCTTGATGAGATATTTAATATCAACATCGAAGCCAAACATAAGAACGAAATTCACGAGCTCAAATTAGATGTAGTCTACCCAAAGACTGTGGAGTTCTTGAAGACAGTAGATTTTAATAAGGTAGTAGTGAATAACCACGACACAACTTGGTTTAACTTGATACATACTGATATCTTTGTGTCGCGCCAAAATGTACAGAACTCAATGTGGTCATACTTGGCGTTTATTGAAAAAATGTTATGTCAATTTACTGACCCCAATCCACGACAAGTACATAACACTCAAGTAGCTATGCTACAAAGGGAGTTTGTACGAGCTAAGTTTTTCTATGATTTTGTAATTGCATATGAGAAGCCAGTAGCTATTCCTGAATTGGCATATAGCAATCAAACAGAGTACCGAGAAAAGTATTCAGCATTTAAGCCAATGATAGATCATTTTGGAACTGTTTTAAAATTGCCTATTGGATTGACGTATAAATGATTGTAGTGTACTTTGACACTGAGTTTAATATACCAGATCCACTTATAGCTAACATGACTGAACTTTTTAAGCGTAATGAAGAGATGAAAGCGGACATGGAGGTATTACGGGAGATGGTATACCATATACTCCAACTGGCAGAATTAGATCCAAGAATTCTTAATAGGCAAGACAGGTACGATGAGTTTGTAAATGCATTAGCAATAAAAGAAGCGCTTCAAGCAAACAATTTATTATTTAATGCTTGACATGCTGGAATAAAGCGAGGAAAATAGTTTTCAGGGTCAGACGAGCAGACACCCATTGAAGTTCTGCTCTACCGTTAAAAGGAAGTAAACCATCATGGCAACAAACGAAAAAATTGTAACAGGTAAAGTACGTTTCTCATACGCTCACGTTTTCCAACCACAAGCCGCTATGGAAGGCGGTGTACCTAAGTACTCAGTATCAATCATTATCCCTAAATCAGATAAGGAAACTGTAGCTCGTTTTAATAAAGCATTTAAAGATGTATCAGAAGCAAACCTAGCTGTATTTGGTGGATCACTTCCTAAACTACTAAAAGGTGGTTTACGAGATGGTGATGCAGAAAAAGATGATGAAGCATATGCAAACTCATATTTTATCAATGCAAACTCAGGACAAAAACCTGGAGTTGTAGATGCTGATATGAATGCAATTATTGATGCGGGAGAGTTTTATTCAGGCTGTTATGGCCGAGCATCAGTAACAATGTATGCATATAACTCTAATGGATCTAAAGGCATTGCCTGTGGTCTTAATAATGTTCAAAAGTTAGAAGATGGTGAAAAATTGGGTGGTAGTTCTTCAGCCGCATCAGACTTCGCAATTTAATTACTAAGGTGGGGGATTGAGGAATCAGTCCCCCTTTTTTATGAAAAAAATACTAATTATGGGTCTTCCCGGAACTGGTAAAACCACCTTAGCCGAGAAGTTAATATCAAAACTAATAGAGAGCGGTAAGACAGTAAAATGGTTTAATGCAGACCAAGTACGAAAAGAATATGATGACTGGGACTTTACGCTATCTGGTAGGATGCGACAAGCTTCTAGGATGCACTTACTATCAAAAGATCAAAAAGTAGATTTTGTGATTTGCGATTTTGTTTGTGCTACTCCATTAATGTGGTATTTATTTGGACCACAAGTGACAATATGGATGGATACAGAAACAAAAAGCGAATACGAAGATACTAATAAATTATTTACACCACCAAATATATGCGACTTCCACATCAAAACAAAAGATGCAGAAGCTCACGCTGAGAGGATTTTAAATGGAATTACCTAGTATTTATCAAAGTGTCATCCATCGTAGTCGATATTCACGATATTTAACTAAGGAACAGCGTAGAGAGTCATGGGAAGAGACAGTAGATCGTCTAGTTACATACTTAAAGGGTAAGACAAAAGACGCAGACATCCCTTACGCTGAATTACGTAAAGCAATCTTAACACTTGAGGTTATGCCCTCAATGCGTCTTTTAATGACGGCTGGAGAGGCTTGTGATCGTGATAATATTTCAGCCTACAATTGTTCTTACCTTGCAGTCAATAATAAACGAGCTTTCTCTGAGGCACTATACATTCTTATGAATGGTACAGGCGTTGGCTTTAGTTGTGAGCGTCAAGAGATTGATAAGCTACCAGCAATCCCTAATCATTTTAAGGAAGTAGATGATGTCATCTTTGTACAAGACTCTAAACTCGGATGGGCCAAAGCCTTCAAAAAATTACTCTCTTCTCTCTGGGAAGGAGATATCCCTAAGATTGATTACTCAAAGGTTCGACCTGCTGGAGCAAGACTTAAAACATTTGGTGGAAGAGCATCAGGACCTGATCCACTTAAACGGCTATTTGACTTCTCGATTAGTTCGTTTAAAACTGCTGGTGGACGCAAACTCAATAGTTTAGAAGTCCATGATTTAATGTGTATGGTGGGAGAGATTGTAGTTGTTGGGGGTGTTAGACGCTCTGCTCTTATTTCACTTTCGAACTTAACAGATCGCCGTATGCGCGAAGCAAAAATGGGGGCTTGGTACAATGATAATCCACATAGAGGACTCGCTAACAACAGCGTGGCCTATACAGAAAAACCAGATAGCGAAACTTTCTTGGAAGAGTGGGTCAGTCTTATTAAGTCTAAATCAGGTGAACGAGGAATCTTTAATCGTGTTGCTGCACAAAATCAAGCAGCTAAGTGGGGGCGCCGTTCTAACGCTTTCAGTTACGGAACCAATCCATGTAGTGAGATTATCCTCCGTGATAAACAATTCTGCAATCTTACGGAAGTGGTTGTACGCGCCGGAGACACACAAGAGTCATTAGCTCGTAAAGTAGAATTAGCCGCAATTCTTGGAACTATTCAATCCATGCTAGGCGACTTTCAGTTCCTATCAGAAGACTGGAAACGTAACACAGAAGAAGAGCGTTTACTGGGGGTTAGTATGACAGGCATTATGGATGCTACAATTACTAATAACCCCGACCCAATAATGTTAGAAGGTCTTCGAGACCTAGCGAGGAAAACAAATGAAACATTTGCTGAAAGACTTGGTATTTCTGCTTCTACTTCTATCACTTGTGTTAAACCTTCCGGAACAGTCAGCCAGTTGGTGGATAGTGCTAGTGGCATTCATGCTAGGCATAATGATTTTTATATCAGACGTATTCGAATGGATAAGAAAGATCCAATATATACGTATCTTAAAGACAAGGGTGTTCCAGTAGAAGACGAGGCTTATCGCCCTGACTCAACTGCAGTGTTTAGCTTTCCTATGAAAGCCCCTAAAGGAGCTATTACACGAGATAGCAAATCAGCAATTGAACAATTAGATTTATGGTTAATCTATCAGCGCCATTGGTGTGAGCATAAGCCTTCTGTAACAATTAGTGTTAAAGATGAAGAGTGGGTAGAAGTTGGCGCTTGGGTATGGAAGTACTTTGATGAGGTAAGTGGGGTATCATTCTTGCCACATTCAAACCATACGTATGTGCAGGCGCCCTATACAGATTGTACTGAGGCAGAGTATCAAGAGGCTGTCTTATTAATGCCTACGGACATCGATTGGAACGACTTCATTGAGTTAGAGGATAATACAGAAGGGGCCCAAACATTAGCTTGTGTTTCCGGAGTTTGTGAAATATGATTTGGGTACAACTAAACTTTATCACTGGAATGATGGTTGGAGTTGAATTTGATTCTAGGATTGGGGTAGATGAAACGTATTACTGGTATATTGGTATTCATCTATTCATTCTCTCTATTAATATAGGAAACTAATATGAAAACTTTAGTAGCAGCATTAGTTTGTTCGGTACTTGTTAATTTAGTCTTTCTTAAAGAGGGCTTGCATCCAGTGAGAACAGTTCAGTGTGTGGCCCATTTAGTAGACCGCAACAACACTAAAATAGATATAGAAACGGAGTGTCAAATATGAATGAAGACGAAAGCATTATAAGAGATATTTTTGCGGCGGCCATTATCCAAGGGCGGTTAGCATCATTGACAGAATATGGATTTGACGATGATCGAAGGCGTCAACTTTCAGAGGGTGTTTTCTTATTAGCAGACGCAATGATGGAAGCTAGAAAGAAATAGATTTCGCGTGGTGGCAAAAGGGATGTGGTGAGGTGCTATATTGGCCTCACCTATTCTTTTAAGGAGAACAATATGGCATCAGAAGCAGGAAAGGGAAGCGCTAGGCGCCCAACAGATCAAGAAAAGTTTGAAGAAAGCTTTGTAAACATTTTTCGTAAGAAAAAACCAGAAGAGCTTTGGACAGATGAAGATGAAAAAAGAATCGATCAAATTGGACAAAATGGACCCACAGGAGAACATTACGATGATAAAGTTTGAAGATATTGAAGAGTATGTAGATGATGAGGCCTTAACATTAGAACCAAGGGAGCAGTTTGATAAGTGTATCGTAGGAGCTACATACTATGGTGACAAAGTAGTATACAGTTATCCAAGCCCTAATGGAGGATAGTGAGATGACAGAAGAAGAAGCGCTTGACTATTTTGAATACAACGTGATAGGATCTTACATGGGAGATGGAACACCCATTTTTATACGGTAGATTTACAGACGAAAGCGGATGCTAGAAAGGGTGAGCGCCGGTGCATAGGCTCTAAATGGATTGCACCTCTAGACGCAGCGAGTAGTCCAACTATGCGGGATTAGTTTAATGGTAAAACCGGAGTTTTCCAAACTTCTGTCATCAGTTCAATTCTGATATCCCGCTCCACTTTTTAATCGGATAAGTCCGAAGCCTAGGAGGCATTATGATTTATAGTATTGATTTTGAATCTAGGTCTCATATTGACCTAAAAGATCGTGGCCTAGATGTTTATGCCAACGACTCATCAACAGAAGTAATCTGCATCGCCTTTGCATCCTCCATTGATCAAGTAAATGTATCTGAACCTAATAGTCCTGTAGTTGGGCACCTATTAGCACACGTAAAATCCGGCGGAAAAGTTCAAGGGTGGAATGTCCTATTTGAGTATGCTATTTGGAATACTGTCTGTGTTCCTAAATACGGATGGCCTCCATTAAAGTTAGATCAGTGTATTGACACTATGGGAGTTGCCGCCGCAAATAATATTCCACAAGGATTGGAAGATGCCGCTATTTTTATGGATGCAAAACATAAAAAAGATCCCATCGGTAAGAAATTAATTCAAAAATTATGCAAACCACACAGTGGTGTCTTTAATAAGGACCCAGAACTGATAAAACAGCTTTTTGACTACTGTAAACAGGATGTTTTAACCGAAATGTCCATAGGAGCTATTTTAAGGCCCCTCTCGCTTCACGAGCAGAAGATCTGGACCCTTACTAACAGGATCAATGTGATCGGCGTTCCTGTGTCGATTACAGAAGTCGAAAATGCGGTGAAAGCTGTAAAAAATGCACAAACCGCTCTCGATGAAGAACTTTTGGCTTTTACTGGATGCAAACCATCTGAAAGACTTAAATTATTAAACTGGTTAAATTCTAAGGGTGCAAATTTAGAAAACTTAACAGCCGAGACAGTAACATTAAAATTACTCGATCCATTAATTCCGAAGTCTGTCAGAAAAGCTCTTGAACTTCGTCAAGAAGGTAGTCAAACTTCTGTGGCAAAGTATGCCAAGATTTTAGACATACAGCACAATGGTAGAATTAGAAACACACTAATCTACCATGGAGCCAGTACAGGTCGATGGGCATCTAGGGGTGGATTAAACTTACAGAATATTGCAAGACCTACAATCAGTGATGAAGCAATTAGCGCCGCGATAGAGCCAGTCTTTAATCAAGGTGTTGGTACCATGCAGGAACTGTCTTCATTAGTGCGAAGTGTAATTAAGGCGCCCAATGGAAAAATGTTTATTGATGCAGACTATAGCTCAATTGAGAATAGGGTCGCGGCATACATAGCCAATCAGAATGACAAGGTGGAAATGTTTCGTAAAGGTTTAGATGAATATAAAACCTTTGCCTCTACTTCTATTTATAACGTGCCTTATGAAGAGATTACTAAAGACCAAAGACAAATGTCTAAGTCAGCGGTACTTGGGTGCATGTTTGGTCAAGGTGCCAAGGGCTTGGTTGCCTATGCCAAAGGCATGGGTGTGGCCTTATCACTAGAGCAGGCTAATATTGCTGTATCTAAGTATAGGGCTTCGTATGGTAAGGTTAAGAGCTTGTGGGATGCTTGTGGATTTGCTGCTATGGACGCTGTTAATAATCCGGGGACTACATACGCGGCTAATGATAAGATCTCTATGAAGGTAGAGAAGAATGTGTTGTGGGTTAGGTTACTAAGTGGTCGTCTTATATGCTGGCAACGTCCAGCATTAGAGTTGGTTAAAACACCTTGGGGTGAAGAGAAAATGGCCGTAACAGTCCATAACCATAACACTTTTTCACATAGCTGGTCGCGCAATGTATTAATTGGCAGTTCTATATTTCAGAGTGTTGTACAGGGCACTGCTAGAGATTTCCTAGCCAACACTATGCTGAATTTAGATGAAGCAGGCTATGATATCTGTATGAGTGTACACGATGAAGTATTAGTCATTGCAGATGAAGGTACTGATCCCAATGAGATAGTTGATATTATGGTCAATCCTCCAATGTGGGCACCAACCTTTCCACTAGCGGCAGAATATTGGACAAATAATAGATATAAAAAATAGGTAATAGTTTTGATATATTATGTATTAGTATATGTAGATAGGGACAACTTATTGGAAAAAAAAAGCTTTTAAAAATTTTGGATTTGATCCAGAATGTGTTTATGGTTGCCTCAATGGGAAATACGGTCAACATAAAGGACATACGTTTCATAGGCGAGAACTATCTTGTGACGAATCTTTTAGCCGCAGAGGGATGGATAGGTCAGAGATATCGTAAGTAGTTATTCACTAAAGTCGTTAGACAGGCCATACTTAACGGCTTGTTTAACGATATTTTTTTTAGACATCAGTGGGTTACATGTGCCTAAGGCCAATCCAGCGGCGTCTTGTGTAAGGTTATCCGCTGCATTTTTACCAGTGTTGCTCGTGTTTTGGTAATATGTTGCGTCCTGTAGGGCTCTATAGTAATCATCTGGAGTACGTTGACCGTAGTCTGCAGCACCAGCAAATTCAGCCGCTGTGTCTCTAGGACCACCCTCAATACGCTTAGGTCCAATCTTGTTACTGTACTTATCTAGCATCGGCGGTAGGTTATTCTCATACCAAAAGCTATGTTGAATAAAGGGTAAAGACGCGGCATCAGTAACCGCTTGAACTGCACCACCATCATCAAACTTTTTTACTGCAGGGTTAAAGTTTGATTGGCCATAGGCCATATCGAGTGCATCTTTCATATATTGCTTAGGATTTACATAAGCTTTATCAATTTGACTGTTAAGTATAGGGGCTGCCGTAGCTAATCCCCCACCAATGACTTTGGATGGTAACGATGGAATAGCAGAAGCACCAGCACCAAGGGCGCCAACTCCACTAATAAAAGCTTGTAAAGGCCTATTTTGATCATAATAGTTTTTTGCCTGTGCTCCTTGGTATACCATATCCCCTATTGATGCAGCAGGTAATATTTTATTAGCAAAGGGTATTTTATTAACTACTGAAAGTGTCTTACCCACTGCTGAACCCACAGGACTTTCACCGATAGCTTGATACATAGCTTTTGCTTTATCTAAATTTGACATACCAGCTCTAGCCGCCTGAGCTTCTCTTTCAGAAGATAAGGCATTTGCAGCACCTTGATTTATTCTATAAGTTCTAGCAGCCTCATTACGAGCTGTGGCTGCATCTGCTATTTGCTGTTGTGTAGCTGCAGCCTTCCGTTGAGCTTCTGCAATAGCCGCTTCTCTTGCAGATTGTTCTGCTTTAGCTGTTTCTTCTGCTGCTTGGGCTGCTTTAGATTGGGCGATTATTCTAGCTTGGGCTAACTCCTCTGGAGTTGCATTCGGTGTAAGAATTCGGCTGTTACCTTGAATACTATGGCTTGTTATAGGTAACTCTTCGACTCCCATAGTACCAGCTTTTCTTGCTGCAGCATTTCCCGCAGAAATATCTTCATTTACGATAACATTTTTAACAGCGGGCTCTGATAACCCATGTTCAGAATAATAAGTATCCCCCGGAACTACGGGCTCGGGAGTGGCGATAGGTTTTGCAACACTATCTAATGGGGAAGGGAACCCTCTTTTATATGCAGGATCTGTTTGAAAATTCTTTGGCACATTAAATAATTCAGAAGCTTGAACGGTATTAGGAGTTTCAGCAATTGTAGGTTTTAATTTAGATGCTAATGAATCTGAAAAAGATTCAATAGGGTTTAATTTTTTTGGTAAAAATTGAGCTGCTAAAGCTGCACCACCTGCTTCTTCACCTAATTTTTTTGCATTAAGTTGTTGTTCCGGAGAAGTAAGATGTTCTAAAGAACCTCCAGCGTAATCTTCAATATCTCCGGGAGCCCTTTGAGTTTTGTATTCATTTACAAAATCACCATAAGATCCGGCGCCCTCAGTAACTGCTTTATCTACATCAATACCATGTGCTGAGCCTAATTGACGAGCTTGAGCTATTATAGAGGGATCTTCAGCCGTTATAGAAGGGTTTTCAGTAGTTCCATCAGCCATTAAATTTGCCCCTTTTTATATGCGTCGAATGATGAAATTGGTTTAAAATGTGAAGGAAATTGTTTTGCTAAATTGTTATTAGTTTTAATTTCTAGTTGCTTATAAGCTGGGGATGATTCTAAGACTTCAAAAGGAGCATCAAGACCGTATTTGGTATGATATTGATCCAGCATTTCATTTTTTGCTTGCACTAATTGAGCTGCAGCTTTCATTAAAGTCGCGGCTAATACGTTTGATGAAGCCGAAGAATTTGTCCCCACACCCTTAGCTTGTTGAGCTAATCGCAAGAATGATTGTTCCATACGAGTTCCTGCAAAAGCTTGTTTAGCAAAATCAATCTGTAATCGTGCAGACGCATCATCCGCCATTTTACGATTAGCAATTTCTTCAGGTGAGTATTTAATTTGCTGAACAATATTTTCTGGATTGCCCCCAACGATTGGCAACTTATCACCAAATATGGAACGTGTTATTGATGTGATATCACCTTGCTGCGTTGGAGCAAATAAATGGGGTGAATTTATAGCAAGGTTACTAACTAGATCAGCATCACGCATTGTGGCTAATGTTGAGTCTTTTTGTGCTCTTAATGCAGACTCTCGTTTAGCTGAATCAGTTCCTAAAGCTGTAGCTGTAGAAGTAGCTTTTGCTTGACCAACTTTTTGTGTGGCACCTAAAGCAGCGGCATCTAAATCAGCATTCTTTTGATCAATGGTTTTAGAAGCTTCAGTTGATTCACCCCAAGCGTGTGGAATATGTTGAACGGCTACGGGGGCTTGTCCAGTGGGTTGTACAATAGCTTGTACAGGAGTAATAGGGGCTTGAGTTTTGCTCATTGTAGCAGCAGTAGGAGCGGCAGTAGGAGTGGCAGTAGGAGCGGCAGTAGGAGCAGCAGTAGGAGCAGCAGTAGGAGCAGCAGTAGGAGCAGCAGTCGGAGCAGCAGTAGGAGCATTACCTAAGTCAACACCATTCATTACTTGTGATAAATATTTAGTAGGATCAGCTTTTTTGAAACCACCATATTGCATCATAGCTTTTGTATAGTCGCCGCCATTTTGTTTAACTAATTGTTGAATATAGTAATCAGCGGCAGCACGAGATTCATCTGCATCAAATGGATTAAACTTAACACCCTGTTTATGAAGCATGGCAGCAGTTTCTGGTGTAAATTGATACCGTCCTAATGCTTTAGAGACTGGATTAATAGCATATGGATCTTGTGAACTCTCAGCACCAGATAAGTTATCTAATAATTTAGCAGGGGTTCCATAAGATTTATGTACGTCAAAACTCGGGGGAGTTTCAGCACCAGCGGTAGGAGCACCAGCGGTAGGAGCACCAGCGGTAGGAGCAGGCTGGTTGTTTGGAAATGCTTTTTGAAAATCCACAATACTACCAAAGAAGTATTTGCCCGGTTGACCTGGAATAGCCCACTGTCTTTGTTCCATCATAGCCGGGTTATGCTCATAATTGTATTGAGCTAGTGTTAAGTCACCCTTTGTTTTTCCAGCTTGTAATGAACGAGCTGCTAATGCTTTAGTATATTCTGCTTGAGCGGCTTCCGGATTTGTTTGAGCCAAACTCATAATGTTAGCCATTACTGCCGGGTCTATCGGAAGTTGTGTACCTTGTGTACCTTGTGTACCTTGTGTACCTTGTGTACCTTGTGTACCTTGTGTACCTTGTGTACCTTGTGTACCTTGTGTACCTTGTGTACCTTGTGTTCCTTGTGTACCTTGTGTACCTTGTGTACCTTGATTATATTTAGCAAGCACATCACCAAAGTTTTGACGACTAGCTGCTTGTAAAGCTTGTTGTGCTTTGAAGTTTGCAATTTGCATTTGCATAGCATCAGTATCAGTCTGTTCAGCTCTTTTATCTTGATCACGTTGGCTCATAGCTGCATTGACTTGAGTATACGGAGCCCAAGCTGCTATAGCATCCTTCATGTTACTTTGAAAAGAAGCCATAGGACCAGTACGAGCATCTAGCTGATCTTGCATTCTTTTAAGAATAGCTTCTGAATTTGTAGGATCTAAAAGTGTTTTAGTACCTTTAGGGCCAGCAATAGATGTATACCCAGCGAGTCCCGAAGGAGCAGAAGGAGTTACGGCCGTATCTACTGGGGTTTCGTCCGTTGGTGTTATTGAATCTAATCCGGCCATTTATTAAGCCCCTGTAAGTGAAGAGTTAAGGGCATCTAAAGCAGAAGATCCTGTAGTATCAGTGCTAGTATTAGATAAATCTGGACCCACTGGTATATTGTTAATTAAACCGTTATCTGCTGGGCTTGTAGTTCCTGTAGCTGTGTCTATAGGCGCTTGGTTATTAATCATGCCTGTAGCTGCATCTACTCCGGTTGTACTTGGCGTACCATTAAATAGCCCTGTAATCGTTGACAATAAATTTGATCCAGTATTGACTCCTGCAGCTCCTAATAAACTATTAGCTGCAGAACCTAAATTTGAAAGCCCTGTAATGTTTTGTAACATCGATGGGGTTTGCGTATTTGTAACCGCTGTTGGAGCTTTAATGGTGCCTAAGATATTAGCTAAGTCAGCTGTTGCTGTCAATGGTGATGCTTGCTGTGCTTGGCCTAATGTTGTCTCAGTAGAAGTGCCTTGAGTACCTACGTTAGTTAATCCTGTTGCCGCATTGACACCAGTCTGTTGGTTAGATAATGCCGCCTGCATTTGTTGTGCAGTTAAGGCATTTTGAGCATTTGTTACTGCTGTATCGGCAGCAGATACATCTCTCATACCACCAAATCCACCACTTGCAATTGCGCCAGCATCAGCTGGAGCTACATAACTTGGTAGTAGCCCTTGTAATTGTTGATTCTGTGCAGCAAATAATCCACCCATAGCCGTATTAGTATTTGGTGTTACTGCGCCAGTTGTAGCGTTTGTAGTCCAAGGGTTTGTTGCACCAGTAGCAATAGTATTAAGAGAACCCTGAGCTTGTGTAAATGGATTAGTTGCAGGATTACTTAAATTATTAATTGCTGTACCAGCGACTGTATTTTGTAACGATGGAACATTTGCAGCTCCTGCCGTTGCCCCACTTACAACGTTTTGTTGTGCTTGGTCATACCACGATGGCATCGTAGTGGTTTGGGTTGCGGTTCCTTGCGTTAATGAGTCTAAGGCTGAAGCCATTATTTTCCTACCTTTTTAACTGCAATTGATAAATATCCCAATGGGCCCTTGCTATCAGGAGGCAAGCTATCAGAATCATTTGACTGTTTGTGTTCCCTAATAACCTTTAAGAACTCGTCTAAAATCTTAGAACCTGCCTCATTGCTACCGTTACCTAAATCAGATACGATATGTGCTGGCAATACAAATTCGCCCTTAGCTAACATGGCCGGAACGCTGTCACTTGTACCATCACCTTCGCCAGTAACATATGTGTTACTCTTAGCACCACCTTCAGAATAAAACTCTGGAATATGTCCACCATCTGCAAAGTGCGGTGCCGTATCAGCCATAGATGGGAAGTTAGGGTTTACACCATGTAATGAAGCTGTAGAAGACCCTTTGTTTTGACCTACATGAAAGCCTGAGAATTCAAATGGTGAAACTCCCCCGCCTACCGCATATTGAGGGGCTTGTACGTTAGTGTTATAAGATTGTGGTGCTGCAAATGTACCACCTAAATTAACTTCGCTGTTAGAACCGGTAGTTATTCCAGGAGTGAAATTAGTAAATCCTCCATTAGAAGATCCCACAGTACCGTTTAAATTAGAGGTATTTGTACCTGTACTATTGCTAGTGGGTGTTGTCGTAGTGCTAGTGGGTGTTGTCGTAGTGCCCAAACCTAATGCACCTAAACCAGCACTAACACCAGCTTTAGTAGCTGCATTAGTCAATGCATTAGTAACGGAACTCGGAATGCCCGGAAGTCCACCGGTGGATGGAAGGGTTGTAGTCTGTGTCAAATCTACAGGATTAGGTAAGCTGGGATCGGGAGTGACACCGGGTGGTGTTTGGGCTGGACCATAAGGGCTTCCAGTTGTATCAATAGGAGTATTTGGAGCTGCGCCAGAAGTATCTATTGGAGTTGATGCAGAATCTATTGGAGTTGCAGCAGAGTCTGGACCTAATACATTACCAAGAATATCTGAAGCGCTAGGAAGAAAATCCATACCCGGAATAACGCTGGTTACGAAATCAGACATTTTTATTCCAGTTTAAATGAGTATACAGTTTCAAAATGTCCAGCTCCTAATCTCTCTAATATTTTACCAAAGTCATTATTAGGTTTTACACCAACTAATATTCTTTGGGGGTTATGTTTTTTAATTTCATTAAGGGAATGCTTTAGGAATTTATATCCAAATAGCCCTTTTCTATATTCTTGTAATACAAATATTGCATCTGATGTTGCAGTAAGACTTGTCTTATAATGGGGTGGGTAAAATAATACCCAAAAGCTAAACCCTATTAATTTACCATTATCTCGAATAGTATATATTTTTAATCTATTCCGGCTTTCTAGGTGCCAATAAAACTCTGCATTAAATCCTTGGGCAACATAAAGCTCTGCTACCTCATTATAAAATACATCAAATAACGGTTTTGACTCTGGTAAAAACGTAACTAATGTTTCTTGCTGATAGGTTATCATCTAAGTATACTAATACATAAAATGCTTATTATACGCCCTTTTACCGCACAACACCATTGACTATTAAACTAAATTCATTTGCCCAATCTTGCCAATTTGGATACAAACTAGGGTCTGGAACTGGATACCCAGAAAAAGCAGGTGTTTGAGCTATATTGTTAGCTGTTTCATGCCACTTATCTTCGGTAGTGTATGCGATTGGTTCAGCCCCATAAGACATTATCAAATTACCATTAAAGTCTTCCCAGCTAGAATAGTGAGGTACATAAGGAAAGAATTTTGGTATACTGGTCATTATGGTCTCATATGTATGTATACATAAAAAATATCGTTTAAAATCATATACTTAGCTAAGGTCTTTCATCCCCAAATTCAGCAGTAATTAAAATACGACCTAATTCGTAGTTGCCTTCAATCTCATTAGACTCAAACTTTAAACGAACTTCACGATGCTCTATACGTAAATCTATTTTACCTATATCTGGGGTGAACGGGAAGGGTCCTGAGTCTTCTTCTAATCCTTGGGCAAAGGGTTTGCCTAGGACAGACATATTAAGTGTTCCAGCCTGCACAAAATCGGGTTCTATACGTCTTAAATGTGTTCTTCTATTAATTGATGGTGAGTTATGTGCCGTAGGGCTTCCTCCGACCCAACTAATATCACAAGTAGTGAAATTAGATAATATGGCAGTTTCTGCATTTAGTGTGACTTTATTTAATCCAACTTCATGTTGCCAAATACCGTAACCACCACCAATAGAATAAAATGCTGTATCAACATTAAGGATTGATGGAAATGCAGAAGTAACAGTAATTAAAGTTACATTATGTGCGACATTATAAATACTTGAAGCAATTTGATATATTGGATCAAAAGCAATTTGAGATAAAGTTAAATAAGACCCTGGAGAAAACGTAGGGGTTATGTTTCCTGGACCATATATTTGATATATGGTTGGGGCTGTCATTCCAGAGGGTGTTGCAACTACGTCATATTCAATACTGTAGGATGTATTATAATCCCAACTGGCCCATATAGGTGTAGGGAATATTTCAGTAGTGTACCCGCTTGATCTACGAGCTCCTTCAGCTTGGCCTGCATCATACCAAATTTTATCCTTAACATTATAAATAATAGCATCGGTACATTCTGTTTCAGTTCCTCTAGGGTAGAAGAACCAAATTTCATTGTACCTAGGTACCTTAGTAGCCCAAACATATTGCCTTTGTTGGTAATTTAAATTATTAAATAACCAGTTTACATTTTTATCATTTGGAAGAACTTGAACCATACCATTGTAAACATAGAACCTATCTACGCCCATCCAGTAATATAGTCCGTCCATTTCAACAACAGACCTAGATGACATAATAGATGTCTGGCTTGATACAATATCGTACTGCCAATACGTAGAACCATTATTAACAAAAGATACTCGAATTAAACTATCTGTAGCCCAGAATAACCCGGAAGGTGAACTGGTACCACCACGCACTGGTAAACCAAATACAATCTTGCCAGAGGCCATATTGACCTGATTGGCTAGTGGACCATTCCAATCGTTTAATGTTTGACTCCCATAAACAGAACTTACATTGTTATTGGCTATGTAGCCATTTGAGCCATATACAAATAAGAAAGGATGAAGTGTACAAACACCACCATCAACTGCAATTGGTTGATATGTTGGGCTTGTTCCTGCAGTATCGGCTAACCCAGTAAATACCCATTGATTTCCGGAGTTAGGTATTGTAGATCCTAAGTATACCTGTGTATTAACGCCGTTATCAATATTAGATAGGTTTAATCCCGGATGCATGACTAGATTAAGTGCTCCTCCTAATGGAGAATACTGAAAGTCAAACTGCCATAATAAATCTGGGTTTGCAGTAAAGTAATCATTAGCCAACCAAACGCTAGAGATAGTTCCAGAATAGCTAGGGCTAAAATTAACTATTGTAGCTGTTCCTGAAAAAGATGATGTTGTTACTGTATATATTGTTGGAGTAGTGGATTGACTAAATACTATTTTAGTTCCGGTACTATATAAACTTGTATGATTAGTTGCACTTGTAATAGTCAATGATGTTGTTGTATTTGCAGTAACCGCAAATTGAGAATATCCAACAAGGAATTGAGCAAAATATGGTCCTGCACCAACAGCAAGAGATTGGCCTGTTAAAAATACATCTAAGCCAAGTTGATTGCCTGCAAATATATAGTTTACACCATTATATCCATTTAAAACCATTCCTCTAGCAGGGCCACGAAATGATGAAAATAGTTGAGTATATCCACCTATTTTCTTTGGTGTGCCGCGTTGGAACCTACACCAAACACCATCTGTACATTCGGTAGATTCAAATATGGTACCATCCCGTTTAATACCTGCAGCAACTCCTAAAGCATATACTTGAGAATATTGTTGTGGTATTTGACTAGGTTGTTCCGCCATTTAAAATACACCGCCCGGAATTAGTCCCGCGTTGAATGTTGCTACAGTGGATATTTGGGGGTTAAGAACATTGGTGTTATCCAGATTTAGCATTTCTACACTATTGACTGTCAATCCTAAAACATGGGAACTGGCTAAATACATTCCTGTAGTTGTGTCACTAGAAAAGGTAAATGATGGGGCGCTAGCTGATCCATCTCCCGCAACAAAGTTAGAAACTGATGCTTGTGAGATTGGGAATATTGTACCCCCGTCTGTACCTGCAACCACGACATCACCAGCGTATAGTGTTAGTGGTGGTGTAGTACTTCCAGATACATTAATAACAATGTTATATAGCCCTGATGTAGTATTATTTACTAATACATAGAGCTGTGTAATTGCTGGGAGAGTAACAATTAGGTTAGTTGTTCTGGTGCCTGATAGCGCTACGTAGGTTTCAATGATTGGCGCATTAGCCACTAAATTAAGTGCGGATCCAGAAATGCTGTCTACATCATATGTAGCTGCTGAAAAAGTAATACTATTGGGAACAGCCCAGCCAACTGTGAAAAAGTTGCCAGATGAAATGTCATAAATAATAATCCCAGAATCCCCAGGATTAGTAGTAATAGATGGAGAACCATTGATTGTAGATGGGCTTTGGGGAGATATCGTGAGTGAACCTGTACCGTTATTTCTAAAACCAATATACCAGCCAGATAGAATTGATGAATAGCTAGGTAGGGTAAAACTTCCTGCACCAGAATTCCATACATAGGTAGACGCTCGACTTGATTCTGCAATTGTAGGAGAGGCTGATACTTGAATAATATTACTTGATGTTGCAAGCTTACCAGAAAGTGTTGTTGATAGTCCGTACCCAGCTAAACTTGCTGCATCTGCAGAAGAAGTGCCAGTACCAAAGGTTACATTATTCCAAACACCATCTGGGGTAGAATTATCAGCCAAATAAAAGTATTTAGAAGTCCCCGCTGGAATTGAAACTGCATTGTCTTGTAAATAGGAATTAACTGTAAATGGTACTGAACCCAAGTTACGTATTAATATATCTGATCCAACAGTACCCTGAGAGGCATCGGGTAAGAATATTGATAGTAGGGTTGTTGCTGGGGTACAGTCAATAATTCGAGCCACCGCAACTTGTGTTTCATTAACTACCGCAGGCCAGTATAAAGGTGTATTATTAGTAAGGGCAAGCGCAAGATACGAAACATCTGTAGGCTGAACCACTGTTCCAGTGAATGGGGAAACGTATGTAGGTGTTGTCATATTTATGGCTCTTGGATACTGGTGTTTCGATCGATTTTACGAGAGTTATCTTCTTTCTTTACTGCGGCCATGGCATCATCAAAATAGCCTTTCCATACACCAATCTTATCTAGTGCTTTAAGGTATACCATAGCATGATATAAAGCCCCATACAGCATTAGTTGTGGTGTTGTGGCAGTGAATAGATTAGTTTGGTTGCTTGCATCCAATGGTTGAATTAAACTATAGTAGATTATTTCAACGGGATATACTGCATCTGGAGCTGGGGCAAAATTCCAGTGACTGTAGTCATAATCAGCATAATAGATAGGTTCTCCAGAAGTAGATTCAGATTGAAGCTGTGCTACATAGTCTTGACCCCTTAACAGTATTGGAGCTCCATTGATTTTCATAGAGATGGTTTTACGCCAGCGAACTGGTTTATCTAGTACTGTTTGGTTCACTGCTAGGGTAGTCTCTACCACATTTAATTGAAGCAGTGTCTTTAACTCAGCAGCAATACTTGCCTCTGTTAAGGCAATTATTGTAGGGATTGTAGCTACAAACTGATCATCGTTTCTTTCAGTATAGTTAATGATATCTGCTACAAGGCTATCGTAATTCATTATGGAGCTCATTTAACTATCTCGTGTAGTAACTGAAATTTGGTTGCAGATATATTGGAGATTTGTCTCTATCCTCTTCTTCGAATTGAGTTCTTAAATCTAGTGCAAGTTTTTCTAAGTACAAAACCCGGTTTAAATCCACTCCGGGGAGTTGCATAGATAGTTTGTGAGATAATGCTGCTTGGATATATGGCACCACACGATCAGGTAAATATAACTGATTAGACAGATCACCAACATCTTGAGGTTGCATTTCAAGAATCATTTGAAATACTTGATAATTATTATTAGGTACTGGCCATAGATACATTTCAGGATCAATTTGGCGATTAAACCAGTACTGCAAAGTGCGCTGACTTGGAAATTGCTTATTTGGCAAACTGAAATAATCAGTGCGATTCAGTCTAGCCATTGGAATTGATTGTTGGCTTTGTGCAAATTGAATTGCACGTAATGAGAATACAGCCCCTGAAATTCTATTAACTAATCTATAGAAGTAAAATTGTTGAGTATTATTGACTGATATATAAGACCATTCTTGGTCTGCCAATGTCACTGTAGGACATGATTGCCAAGTATCCCATGTAACTCCGTCATTACTTACTTGTAGATCTAAAGAATAAGTAGCAGTAGTATCAGGGCAATAAGCATTAAATCCCACATAAAAAATTCGGGTTTGATTTGCATATGACACGCCAAAGTAGTTCTCTGTAAGCGTAGAGGTTGCATACTCATTTAAGTTAGCGTTACCACTTTGGTCAAACAGTGCAGGAGCTCCAGGATTATCAATTGGGTATGATTCTGCAATCGCTGGATTAACAATGTAAATCCAGTTAGCCTCAAGTACATCTATAGTACTAACTGGCATTGATAGAATTTGTTGGTTGGTTTGAGCACCTAAAACAACAAACTGTTGTAACCAAATATTAATACCACGATTGACAGAGTTCTGGAGCACATAGAATAAGGCCTGCTTACCGGCATTAACATACTCCGGAGTCATCTCTTCTGTCTGTTTGCCTGCGTCGCGGTAAGCGTAAGATATCAATTGGTCTACCGATATCTTTGTCTTATCATATGTTCCAGAATATGCCAAAATTATTTACCTTTTACCTTTTTAGGAAGGTTCTTTGGAGCAGGAGCTTTGATAAACTCTTTGCCTACCTTCTTAGGGATACCGAGGGTACTCTCACCCTCCGCAGCCGCGTACATTGCTTTTTGTTGTTGTTTACTTACAGAAGGCATGATATTAGTCCGGATTGTTCGCGTTAGCCATACCCATGGCTGGACTACCAATTACACGATCAATCTGCTCAGGATTCATTCCACCACCTGCATTAGCAGATCCCGGAGCTCTAAAATTACCGGCTTGGTTTCTAGCACGTGCCGCTAATAATTGCTGTAACATTTGTGGGCTCATACCGTTGTTAGCTGGAACACCTTGAGGTATTTGGGCTTGTTTAGCAGCTTGAGCTGCCGCAGCGGCTTGTTGAGCACGTTGGATTTGAGCCGCAATTTCTGGTGGAATTGATGGAACATCTAATATACCACCGGCTTTGAATTTTTTTACTTTGCCGCCCTTAGCTACTTGAATATCATCAACAGCGTTTTTACCAGTGCGGTTAGGCTTAACTGCTGCTTTGTTTGGAGTATCAGCTTTCTTGTCACCTGTAGGTTTTACTTTTTTAATAGCGTCTTTATCACCGGCGGGTGTTGTATCTTTAGCTGGAGTTTCTTTACCCTTAACAGCCGCTTTTGATGGTACGTCTAACATACCACCAGCTTTGAATTTTTTAACGGTGCCTTCAGTCTTAGCTGTACGACCACCTTTTTTGAGTTTTAACTCTGGCTTTTCACCTTTTTCTTCTTTGTCAATCATTTTCTTGATTAATACTTTATCTTGAGCTTCATCATCATGAACCTTACCACCTTCTTTTTTCTTCATGATTTTACCACCACATGCTTTTTTAGAAGCTTCGGCTACAGATCCACCGCACTTCATTTTTACCATTTTTTTA